TACACAAAATATACTACCATAAACGAGCTAAAAAATCAAGCACAAAATTTTTAGTCCCACTGAACAACGTTCAACAATCAACCAAAACCTACCACGAAACAACCATACAAACCCAACCCAACCAACCCCTACCAATCTCACCCACTCACTCCACTACTAAAAACATACCACGCAATACCAACCCAACAAACACAGCACAAAACAAACCATGCCCAAACACCCCAATTATTCATGGCAAAAATACCTCCATAAAAATAAGCAATAAATAAAGCACTACTAATTATAGCTAATATTGGCTATAATGTAAGTGTCAGTTAAGGGAAGGGGGAATTATGAGATATACGGTTTATTATGAATTACTAAATCTTGGCGTATGTTATATTTTACACGAGATGGGGTAAGGGGAAAATTATGCTATGGAAAATTAAAGCTTCTTGCGAAAGAATAAAAGATGGAAGCTACGAAATTCAATTCTTCACCGCTTATGCAAATACAGCGTTAGAATGTTTTGAATGCCTTTTAAGTTTTAAAGATAAAGGCGAATATTTCGTTAAAGATATACACATTGTGAGGATATATTAATAATGTTTTACGACTTAAAATATTGTAATCACGAATTACACACTATATGCGTTAGTATAAGCGTTAACGATTGTTATAAAATACCAGAATCAGCCATAAAAAAGGCCTTAATGATCGCTATGAACTATCTAATGGAAAACATGGAAACGGAAGACCAGGAAAGCGCCGATTAAGGCGCTTTCTTTATCTCAAGTTCAGCAATTTGCACATTTTAAAATAATTTTCTCGCAAAACAGGGCTTTCAAATCTCACTGCACCATTTAGATATAACCTTTTCAAAGTGCGGATAAACTCACGTGAGTTTTCAATTGCGATCATGTTCAAATCGTAATCGTCAATAGTAAGTGCAATAACTTGTTTATCGGCTGGTACTTTATCATTAATGAAGTAAATGAAACTACTATCATCATACCAGCACGCAAATACATAATCGTTAAATTTAAAACCGTATCGATATGTAGCCGTCGAAGGCTTTTTGGCTATGAATTTATCCGTAGCGTTTGTGAACTTATTACCCGTAATATAATCACCGTATTTAGTACCATCAGCAATGGCACCGCCGATAGTGTTTAGTGATTCATCTTGAAAACTCTCTGGAGGTACATAATCAATAAGCAACACAATATCGGCGCCATCTTTAGTTTTGCCTAGCTTGTATTGAGTGTATCCCTTCTTTGGTTCGTTTTTAATATGTAAAAACCTGAATAATGGATTTACGATATTACATGAGTTCGTAAGTAAGAAAAATGTTACATCGCGCCGTTTTCGCGAAATAGTAATAAGCAAGGACAATATCGCCCCTACTTCGTCAGTCAAATACCCAGGCGGCCTATTATTCTCGCGCAAATACTCGTCCCAAACGATATACTTTACCTTGGGGAACGGTATACCTTTGTAATCCTGATAACGTGAAGCTATCAATAGATAACAGAATGTTCGCCATTCAGGTTTTTCTTTGTCCTTTGGTCTTTTGGCTATCTGATATTCTGTTCCTAGCAACCTAAAAACATAATCCTTAAATTCTTTGTCAGTTGCAACGTCAGAAAATACGTACTTCTTGACCGCTTTTAATTCAGGCTCATAACGGCGTATATAAACGCATTCCTCACTATGCTTAATAAACCGTTTAACACAATGTTTTAAAGTAGTGTATGTTTTACCGATTGAACGCGCACCTGCTACCAATACAATACTTGCATTGTACGAAAGTGCCTTGTTTATGTTCCAGTACTTAGTCATAACTTAGATATTAACATATCGTCTTACTTGCCAACTATTCCAGTTATAATTACCTGCGCAATACGCGTTTGCATCTTCTCGCAATTTTGGCCCCTGGCCTGACCCGTGTCCGATACACTGATTATTGCCTATATACATCTCTACATGCGTTGTATTAGAGCCATAACCAAAAATAATCAAGTCGGCTGGTTGCATAATATCTTCTGGTAGATTGCCGCCGCTTCCCGTTGCTATCTGTTGTCCCTGTTCAGCCTGTGCACCTGTCCAGGTACCAATTTCAAGACCACAAATTTTTTGGTAGCAATACCAGCAAAACCCACTACAATCAGTATATCCTGACGTTTCAGGAGATAGCCGCCCAGCTCCTTGGCTATATTGGAATTTACCCAAACAAGACTTTGCAAATTCTACAAGTTTGTTTTGCGCGTCTGTGCCTGTAGCTGACCCGCCTCCTGTGTTTCCGCCTGTAATGGCTTCGCCTGTATTGTTGAGTGACGGTTTCCACGTTTGCGGGGAAACAGGTACACAAATAAGCCCATTCTCTAGTCCATCGGTGCCGTACACCGTGAGGGTATTATTATAAAGTGTAATATGAGATATAACGTTTGCTAATTCTTGCGTGCCGCTATTCTCTCCGCCCTCACCTGTGCCAGCTCCGCCGTTTTGTCCAAAATCGGGCGGCATACTCTCACCATCCCACTCATTCAGACGATTATAAACGGTATTGTAACGATTCTTATACTGGCCTAATACGCGATTGTTCATGCAAACTTGGTATATTCTGTCGAGCGTAGCGCTACCGCCCGCGGTTGCTACCACGTCACCCGCACGGGCTGGTGACTGGTGGTACATGCTCATTGCAAATATGAGGGGTTTGGGGTTATCTTGTGATAGCCCCCACCCCTCCAATGTAGATATATACCCTTGAAAGTCGGTTATTGCCTGATCTTCTTGAACAATATGCGATTCGGTGGAAGCAAAAGCGTTTGAAATGCTCTCGCCTTCCGTTTGATTTAAGTATCGTGCATTCCAGTACCCGCTGTTTTGGTCGTTGCTCGAAAGTGAATTTTTCAAGCTATCAGCCAACATTTCAAAATCAGTCGGCCGTTCTGATTGCATACGGTTTAACAATGCAGCGGCACGGGTGCCGTACCACTGCATCATGCCAATAGTAATTGGGTCATCATAATAAACACTTTGCCAGTTCCAATTACTCTCGACCTCACCGATTACATACATCGCGTAATAACATATTGTTCTGGTATCAGGCATATTTTTGACCTTAATACGTAAGGGGGGTACCCAAATAAATTTCACACTGAATATACTGCGTTAAATATTGTTGTGTTTGTTGGTTAGAAGACTCTATCGCGTACAAATATATATATCCATCACTTCCTATTGCAAAGCCCGCCGATGAGCTGAAACCGCTCCCGCTTGTTTGCATAGAAATTCCCGTGTAATTACAAAAATAACCATTAGTCAATGTTCTATTTATAGCTTTAATCTTGGATTTAATACCGTACACGCCAGTTAGTCCCGGAACGAGTACTTTGGGCGTTGATTTAGAACACGATAAATCGCCGAAAAATTTTATAATCGTTTCATCTGTGTTTTTCATTAAATACATTTTTCCAAATGCACCAACATTGTCGTATATATCAGTACTATTATATTGTTGCGAAGTAAATGTAAATTTATCATTAATCTTTGAAACATTATCATTAGTGTCTTGCAACCCTGTTTGCAACGTGCCAATATTGCCGTTAGCAGTATCAAGACCAGATTGCAATGTTGAAATATTACCGTTTGCGGTGCTCATCTGCGATTGAAGCGTAGTAATCTGGGTACCTTGTGAACCCGTCAAAGTCTGCAATGCACTAATTTGACCTTGCATTTCGGTAATCGTCTCGGTAGGGATAAGCCCCGCAACAGACGCGAGGGCGGCATCGGTTGCGTTTGCAAGCGCGTTATAGTCAGTTACCAAGTCAAATAGTGCCGTACTTTCAAGCGTGGGCAATGAATAGTTAGTTGTAACCATGTTTTTTAATCCTCCTCGATATAGGCAAGTGCACCGTACTTCTTTAAATCTCCCCAGGTATGAATAGTCTTGGGTGTAGACGGTGTATATATTGTATCATCAATCGGGTATGGCTTGCACCGTGCTAGTACTTGCTCAAAGTCTCCGAACGTTACAAGTCCAAGTAATACCGCAGAATAAATTGCAAGTTGGTATAGTGTCCAATCGTGCAAGGCAGTAGTCACTTGCGAATAGGTCATCTCACCATATTTAGTCTTAAATTCAGCGTACGTTGCCGCGTAAGGCCGCGCAGCATTAAACAATTGTTTATTAATATAGGGCGCATAGCGTTTATTACCATCGACCACGGGCGAAGCCCATTTGCTAATACCAGCGTATATATTAGTAATGCGTTCATCGAGCTCTTCATAGTTTTCCGCGATCTGATTTTTAAGCACGTTATATAACGTGTCGGTATATTCCTTGGCTTGTTCAAGATTATCAGCGAGCCCCTCATCAAGAATAGATTGAGAAACCGCTTCGTCATTAATCTTCAAAATCGCTTGCAATAACCATTGAATCTGATCTTCTAAGCGTATTGCATACTTCCAACTTGGCGGCAGGGGATATTGGAAACCTTGATAAGCAAAATCAAAGTCACCAGGATAATTTAGCATGCTCATGTAATTACCTCCTTTACTAATACACCTGTATAAAGCACGGCTCTAATATTCCGAAAACAATTTGCAAGGCGTTATTAACGCCCGATAACCACTCGCTCAAAGCAGTTGAGACCATGTTATTAATACCGTAATGCGTCGATTCGGTTGTTGCATTATTGGTGTTAGTTCCTGTTGTTTGTGTAACGTTGCTTGCATAATTTTCACCGCCGTTTTCGTACAATCGATTTTGCGGCGTGGTAGAAAATATCTGCTCGTTTTCGTTTCCTGAATTATTAACCGTACTCGATTTATCGCCCGTCATATAGGATAACCAACTTTCGTCTTGCGCCGCTTTTTCAAGTGACACAAACACAGGATTGATCGAAGGCATGTTTTCCTCTAAGGCACGATTTAAATAAAAAATAAATTGTGTTGACGTTTGGGCGCTAATTTTTCGATAACGAAAGTGATTAATAATTTTTTCGTTTAACCACTCTCTCTTGCTCTCATCCCAGATCGGATAATCTTTCATGCCAAGATCGCAACCGTACAATCTTAATAGGCTATCAACATCGGGCGTATCGTAATAATTCTCATAGCTCCCAGCAATTAACATTACAACCACCCCTCATTACCTGTTAGAGTCGGATAGCGTGCGTCGTCAGGCTCTGCCATGTGAGGAACTGCCCACGAAACGCTAATAGGCTTGTCCAGCTCAAATGTGCGATTTACCTCTTCGCAAAATCTTTCACGACACATTAAACGCGATCGGCGCAATAGCATAATCTGCTCATTATTGCTCATGGCTTCCTTAGTTTGCACGCGCTCTCGCTTCTCCGTGTTTGAGTTATCAGCACCGAAAATAGTCATGGCAAGATCAAGTATTTTCTTTTGATTATTGAAAATATCTTCTGCGATGTAAGGCGCTTGCGTCTGTAGCACCTCTGGTAGTCCCGTTCCTGGTGCATCGTTTACATATATTATCTGGTCATTACGCTCAAGCTTACTATATAGCTCTTGGTTAGACTTTAGAGCTTGTTCGCTTGTGCGCATTAAGTACGGGGTGCGCTGTGCACCTGTGTTTAAATCTGCTATAGCGTCATAAGTCGCAAGGCGGCGAGCGAAGTATTTAATATGTGCATTTAGGGGTGTACGGCGCATATTGTCAAAGCCCACTACACAATCGCGAGGGCGATAGGTTATTTCCTCCCCGTCTCCCGCAATACCCCACGGTTGATTATGCCTAATCCAAGTACGACCAACAGGACTTACTAGGGTAACCTCGTTGGGATTGTAGTAGAGATTATACGTATCTACGGGGGTGCATTGGGCAAACAAGTATCCGCCACTTTCCATAAACAGGCCGCCCATTCCCCAATTGAGAAAGATAAACTCTAAGGCGCGGGGGTCAATTCCTGCGGGTAAATTCTCCCATTTAAACGCGGCAAGGGCAATATTCGATAAATAATCCTCCCAAAACATAAAGGCCTGATTATCGTAGTATTCATATTTATTAGAATACTTTTCTCTAATCCAATTTCGCCCGATTGCCATATCAGCAAGCGGAATAGGGTAGTCTATCGGGTATTCTCCAGGTTTAAGTTGTTTACTCATAAATCACACCCCCTAACGGGTCATTATCTGCAATATCTATATTACCAATTTTAGCCGCGTCACTCCACACCGTGACACCCTTTTCAAATATACCGCGCAACGTTTCCTTTGCTCCTTCGTCAGCTCGCGAGCAATTGAGGTAAACCTCTTTACATTGCCAATAAGTAAAGTTTTCCATGCAGTTTAGATTTTCAGGAAGCGCCATAAATTCATGAATGGCGTAACCGTATCGGAGGAAATACTCGCCTACTACATGTTGCATGTTGCTATTGATATTTTTAAAACGAATAGCAATTTCGAATATTCCGTTACATAGATTAAAACCATCGCCGCCTTGTTGACCGATAACACTAGGCTGTGACAAGGCCATATCTTGTACGGTTGCGTTGATTCCCGCGATGGTATTTTGATAGTCCCCCTGTGCTGCCCATTGTGCAAGATCGGCGTTTTGTGTTGCGAATCCCGACTGTAGCGCCTGATTATTGTTAAATTGCTCATTAGCTGCCCAGTAATCAACACCAGCACCAACAAGCCCCATAACCGCGCCGCCTACATTACCGCCCGTGAGATTGCCTACCGTACCAAGGGCAGCATTAGCAATACGGCTCGCGTTCTGAACATCCATATTGGCCTGATTGTTGGCTAATTGCTGTTGAGCTTGGCTATAGGTAAGTTGTGTTTGTGCGTTTGATTTATTAAGCGTCCAACCAGCCCCGCTATATTGCCAATTGCGCGTATTAACGGTCGTTGCCTGATAAAGTATGTAATTGTCGTTAACGATGCTAAATGTGGGTAAGTTATTAAACCACAAGGCATTATCTATATAGTTTTCTGGTCTATAGGTGCTCTCGCGCCTGGGCTCGCTGTCATCCAAAACAAAATAATAATATTCTTTATCCTCTGGCAAATTACCATCTACCCCAACATCGCTACCATAATAAGGAACGTAAAACGCAAGGCGCATATATGGCGGAGCCGCGCAAGCAACTTGGCGCAAGGCTAGCGTGCTTTCGTTAGTGAGTTCAGGCTTTAATAAAAGCGGGCTACCCGTGTAATTGGTAAGCTCAATTACCGAGTAAGGATAGCATAACAACTTTTTTAGATTACTATAACGATTGCTTATAGATTGCCCTAATCGATTATCAAGGGTTTGTTTATCAGTCCAAAACTCCCCTTCGTCGGGCGTGGTACCTAAAAATCGCGCATTAACTCCGTTTAATTGTACGTCGGGGCCGTCAGTGAGAAATGCTTTAGGAAATAACGTTACCGACAATATAGTACGGGCTACCCAAGGAGCTTCTCGCAAGCGCTCGCACAAAATTTTATAGTCATCGGGTCTTACTTCGTACACGTTGCAAGATGAAATAATCCCGTCTGTGAATTGTCCGTCTGACGTTCTAAAAGAGGGATTAGTTACGGTTCCCCAATCAGCCGCAAGATCGCCCGTTGATTGGATAATCAACGATAGGCCGTTTACATCTTCCGCACCCTCCGAACGATTGAGCGATAAATTAAGTACTTGAACATCAGTAATATTATATTCATTTCCGATGTCTAGTGATTCGGGAACTGAGCAATAGCGCCGCCATGTATAAGGTGCATTGCTGTTTGCAACGTTACAACTTGCTTGAATAGCTGCATGCCCTCGCACAACAAACGCCTGACTGATTCGAAAATTAAATAGGTATGTTTGAAAAACATCCAACTGTAGCGTGATTGCCGTAGTGGATGGATTAACCATTGCAACACCTGTTATAAAGTAATAAAGCTTTGGCGGCGTTAGTTCACCTGGTACGGGCTGCGCAGGATTTTCAACAACACAATAATTATAAGTGTATGCCGCACTATACGGCAGACCTAGCATAATAGGCTCATTAGGCTTTAGATATGAGTAATTATCAAGTGTTAGTGCATCACTATTTAACGATGCGAAATAATTATCCCTCGTTTCCTGGTCTGCGAATGCTACCACGTCTTTATAAGATGAATCCCATGTCACACGGCAAAGGGTGACACGGGATTCTGCAGGCCATGACGAGGGGGTAAACGCTGTTTTCATTTATTCCCCTTATTATTTAAGCTGGTGAATAACCTACTTTGTGAAGTTCAAGATTTGCCAGCTTGGTATTATTAGCTGCCGCATAGGCCGTAATGTTGAGTGTCTCATAGGTGCTATTACGTGATACATGCAATACATTTTGATCGTCTACATACGTGCCTGTATCAGGGCTAATAACATTAGGTGTAGGCGCACTGGTATCAGTAGGAGCCGTCGCGCTCATGTCAGTGATCAGATAAAATACCGCTTCGTCGGTTGATGTATCGCTATACGTTACTTTAGGCGTAAGTTCAATTTCCGCGCCTGCTTCAAGAACTGCGTTATTGGCTACGGTAACAGTTAACGCAAGACTTACGCTAGTAACGGTCTTAGCCGTAACACTGCCGAGGTTATCCGCTTCAGTCGAGGAGAATAACAACATGTTACGCATGTCAGAAAGCGCATAAGTTCCCCAGTGATGCAAGTAGCTAATCCAATCACGAGTACGTGGGTTATAAATAGTGTCGTTTGCTACTAAGTTGTCAGCGCAAAGATAAGCGCTTGCATCAATGAGTACGGCTTGAGCGCCTGGTATATCAAAGTCATCTACTACAATAGTTCGATCAGCGATGAAGTTCGCGCGATCCATATGGAAGGCCGCGGCTAATACCTCGACATCAAAGTAGGCAAAGAACCCAGGGGTGCCAAGAATTACCAACTCGTCACTTGTCACTGGCATATGCTTGGGATTGTACTGTGTTTTGATAAAGTCGCGCATCATCAAGTAATGCTCACGCATTGCCACCGCAATTTCTTTCCCTGCTGCTTCCTTGTCATCGGCAGTTGCAATATCGGGAACTTGAACCGTAGGCATAGTCCAAGCATCATGTGCACCCTTAATGAGGTTACGCATAATCAAATACTCGTCCCATTGATCAGACTTGAGCGGCGTTGCCAAAATGTCGTTGATCATGGAGGATAGGCCGCCATCGTTTACGAAAGCCTGGCGCAACTGATCGCGATTGTAGCGCATTGGGTAAACGTCTTGGCGGTTCATCGTGTAGTAATTTACTTCGATATCGGGCTTCGGCGCTCCGAATGGATTAGTGTTGTTCGGGTCGTATCGCTCGGCCTGAATGAGCCCAGTCTGAATTTCCTGTATCATACCGCCGAACTGTTGTTCTCCTCGCTTTAGCGGCGCTAGAGAATTACTAAATGAGTTAGTTTGAAAAACCGTAAGACCGATACGATTTACCAACAAGTCGCAAAACTCATTCATAATTGGATTGTAGGCGTCGAGCGTTTCAAAAATGCGCGCAATATTGCCGCGCGTTGCCGCTGGTACACGCTCTATATAGCTCGCCGATGCTTCACTGCGTACCAGGTTAAGCACTTCGGCGTTGCTTAGTGTGAGTGTTGCTGGCATTAGTCCTCCTTCAATAGATTTTCTTTTACTTTATCCTCGATTGTCATTTCCTCTTCTTCGGGCGCTTCGTCATCTTCTTCGGCTTTACCCGTTTCAGCCATGATTAATTCGTAATTTTTGGCTTTAAGATCGGTATTTTCCCGGCGCAACTCCTCAATTTCTTGGTTGCGCTGTTCAATGAGTGCAACTTGACCGTCATTATATGACGTAAACGCGTCATTAATGTTTGATAAATACGCGGGGTAATCTTCAATTTCATCAGTGATACCCGCCAGCAGCTCGAAAATATCCACCGTTTTTACCTCCTAAAAATAAAGGGCTATTGGTAAGTATTATATACCAATAGCCCATATATTAACAGATAGACCATAACCGATATAGCGTCGAGCCAGGGACAAGGGACTATATCACCAATAGCCGCAAGGCTTTGTCGATTGATGATACTTACAAACTACTAATAAGCGGCGGCGCTATCTGTATAGATAATACTATCATATTAGCGAGCATTTAACCAGCGCTGCCATGCGCTCGCGGTATCTGACCCAAGAATACCATCTTGCGCAACACCAAGAAATTTTTGCATCGCTTTAATAGTTTTAGGACCCATAAACCCATCATCTTTAACACCGAACAAACGTTGCATAGCTCCGACTAAATTAGACCCGTTCCCGCCGTTGTAATTGATTGCACGACTGTCAATACGCGGGAAATAGCGCTTTAGGCTTGGGTCTTGATTACTCATAACACCGTCAACGGGTGTTCCGAAATAGCGCTGGGCTTTCTTGTTGGTATTTACGCCAATCCAACCATCAACGGCAACATTGCCACCACCGCCAGAAGTTGTTGCCGAGGTGCTAGTACCCGTGTTTGCAATTTCGCTAAAGGGGAAATTTACGCCTGGGCAGTCAGTAGAGCATACATCTTTGTGACGTTGAACCTTGGATATACCGTACTTAGATTTTAAGTAAGATACAAGCTCAGCGCCCGCCTTGCGTTGTGTCTCGCCCATGGTCTCGCTCATAAAATCGCCCTCAAAGCAAACGCCGAGAGAGTCACTATTAGAGGCTGACGCGTGAGCGCCTATCTTGTTTTCGGGACGCAAGCGGTATATGCTGCCATCCTTACGCACTAGGAAATGATAGCCCGCACCCGACCAGCCATTATTTAAATGCCATTGATGGATTTGTTCAGCCGTGCACGATTTAGCGGCGGCATGGTGCAAGATAATTCTAGTAGTTCTAGATCGGTTACTCATCGACTTGAACGAAAGATTTGTTTCTATAATGTTTACGCCCATTATTCCTCCTTGCTCGGTTCTTCGTTTTCGCCAAAAAGTGACAAAAATTTGCTGGTCTTTAATTCAGGGTTAATTTCCCCTAGATTTTCTAAAATGCTTACTATTTCTGTGCATGAAATATAGACCCCAACGCCCATATAAACCGCGCCAAATACATCAGGCAAGCCCAATATAGGCATAGACCACTCGCACATCCAGCCCAAAATCAAAGCGAGAATAAAACTAAGCTTGTGCATTAGCCCCTCGCGCATCTTGGTACTTGATAATTCAGACTTGATAGCAGCTTTAATAATTCCTGTTACAAAATCAAGAATTATAAATAGCATTACAACCAAGGCCACATATAATTCAATTTGCATGTTACCTCCTAATAGTAAACGGCCTTTCTTCCAGTATAACGCCGCCCTTCACCAGCTTAGGCACCAATTTATAACATTCTTTTGATAGGTATTTTTTATCGATACTATTAATATCTTTTATTAGTTTAAGATCGTTAGTAAATCCGATTTTAAAATCCTCAAAACTCATTACTTTCTTTAATCCTTGCGGCATACCCGCGCAGGTATAACTGTATTCTCCGTTTTCTAATTGCACGGCATACGTCTTAGGCCTGATAAATCGGCACTTTTTAAAACGGTATTCGCAATCAAAATACCCTAATTTTTTAGGGTCAGTCTCTAGCCAGTCGGGTACATCACCGAACGCCTTGATGCTATCAGTATCACTATAGATATAATTATCGCCAAACTTTACCGCTGTTCTAATTAAATAATCGCGCGCGTAAGCGGTAACAAATGTTGCAATGGGTATATAAACAGGGTCGCGTTCATCCCCTTCTACCAATTCATAATGAACAATATCATCATCCCTTAACACGGGTATTTTCTTACTTCCCTCTATCTTTTGCCCAAACTTTCCATATAGCGAATTATTCCGCAATTTCGCTTGAAAACGTTCACCTGGATTTGTTGCGTGCGTCTTATTGTAATTATTAATATCTATATAATCGTCAAATAGTCCGTATTGCCTATTAAACTTATACGCTCCTAAAAAATCAATTATGTTTAAGTCGTACATATCTTGCATTAATTGCAAGTCTACACTTGTAAACCATCCTATTAATGGTTCTTTAATTTTCCTCTGGTATTCGCGAGGATTAAAAAGTGGATTATCTTTAATCTGGATACAAGGCAAGCAACCAGGCTTTAACGTAGCGGTATACTCTATACATGCAATATAAAGCCCGTCTAATTCTTTTTCATGCATGATAAATTCAGGCACCCCGTAGGGGTAAGGCTTATAGCGCATCTGATAGGGGTACATACTGTTAACATCCAACGATACCCCGTCTTTAATGTAGGTCTTGTTTTGGTGTATAGGGTTAACATATACATAGCCGCCTTTATAAGACTTGCGTATATCATGGTCGGCGCGTTTTGGCAGCGCTGGAAAAAGTTTATCGAATTTTTTACGCTCTAATAAATCCTTATAAGCCGCTAAACAGTCGGCTGATGTCGTTAGTTTGGTCCCCATCTTTAGACGCTGCTCTAAAACTTGAGCCAATATACACACGTCACGCCGTAAATAGTCCAATTCTTGAGCCGTCAGCTCGTGACCCACTGGCCTATAAATGCTGTAGTCTATTTCACCTTTAGTCATATTAAGATGGTAGGTATTGGCGGCGGCTGCTAAGCTCATAGTTACTTTTTTAAAACTATCGGCAAACACTACTTCATTATCCATCGCGCGAAACGTGATTGAATAAAAGCGCCCCATGTCATCAATAACAGTACTAAATTGCCTATTATCGTTTATCTGATCAACGTGTTTAAAATCATGTCTTAGCAGATAGTCAATTATAAATTTTCCGTCAAAAGCCAAATTGTGAAACCATATGCGCGCTTTGTTAAGATTTAAAATACTGTCTATAAAACTTTCTATTGATATGCCATAGATAAAACTATCGTTATTGCCTACGGCACAAAGCCCCCACGCCCAAACGGGATTTTTCGCAACGCCTTCGGCGGTGGTATTGGTTTCAAAATCGGCGGCATATTCTGCATAATCCATAGCGCTATATATTCTTGACTATGTTTAACATTTTCCAAATAATGTCGTAATTGCTTCCTTTTGAAGCTTCTGTAACTCCGATTCTGCCCTCGTCATAGTCTCGCTGATAACGATATACGGCAGTTAATGCGTCAAAATCTGTGTAATGATACAAATAATATATCTGATCATCGTTTAAGTTATAGAGTATGTTTGCTAATTCCTCCGTTAAGTATCCCTCATCGCTTAGTCGGTTAACAACAGAATCAATATATCCCCTGTTCTGTTTAGTTAAGGCTTCATCAGTCTTGGGCGCATTTTTAACTGATCGGTTATAGGCTTTTATAGCGTTTTCTAACTGCTCAAGCGATTTAAAAGGGGTGGTGCGCGGCTCGACTTGCGCTACTAAATTTTCTGTGCCCCCGCGCCCAAAATCCTCGCGGCTTATTTTTTCAGGTATGTTCTTAGTAATCGATTCTATGGTTTCAACTACATCATCAGGCTTGTTTAATTCTACGTTCTCACGTATTTTTTCTAACCTAGCGCGGCGCTCGGCTCTGATTATGTTTCGTTCGGCTTCGACGATTCGATACTCAAAGACTTTTTCATAGGGCAAAGCTATATTACTGTTTCGTTGTAACACGTAATTTAGTGATTTGCCTTGTGTTTCGATTCGATTTTCACGCGAGTTAAATTCTCGCAACTGTCGGGCGTAGGCGTTTTGTTCACGCGCGCTCATGGTCTGTACTTTATCCCACGATTTAACGGGTACTGCCATTTGATTTATTTGCGCATTCGTGATGCCTTTTTTACGTAAGCGATAAAGCTTGTTTCGTGCGTTTTTCTGTAATCGTGATAATTCTTTTTTAGTAATAGCCATACCGCACCGCCTTACTTGATAAATTAAAGCCCCTCCCCAGTTGCGGGGTAGGGGCTGACAATAACTAAAATTTATAAAACCTATTACATATCCAAATAACGGTAGGTTCGACCATTACGAGTGGATCGGGTTTTCGTTACTACTTTAATAGGGTGATCCCAAGTCTTAGGCATGCCGTACGAATTAATGAGCGCCTTTACTGATTCATACACGCCAAGCGAAGCCGAGAAATAGCATTCTCCCTCTTGATCAATGAGGATAACAGCGGGGTTGTCTGTTTTCTCGCCTTCCTCGTCACCATTAATAAAAGATGAGGTAGTAAATGCAATATCTACGATGTCAATATAAGTTCCGTCCATATCAGAAAGTGGGGCGGCGGTGTTTTGAGCCTTGAATAATCGGCGCTTATCTTCATCAGTTTCTACATCAAAAGATGTAACGATTCCATAAGCATTTACGCCCGTTTTAATAGCTTCGTCAAAAGAAAGAGTTTCATTGTTCTCACGTACGAGTGCTAAAGATTCTGCCATTTTTAATTCTCCTTCAAGGTAGCATGTTTAATAAAATCATCCTCGGTCATTTCAAAAACTTTGTCAGTCTTGATAATACCTTTAAGCGTTGCAAATTCGTTTCCAATTTCGCTTCGTACCATTTTCAACAAACGCATATCAGAAATAGGCTTTCCAATATAGGTATATACGCCCAAATCTTTTTCGCCATCGGTAATGGTTGCTTTAACCTCAACAAACTTTTTACGAATCATTTTGTTTCACCCCCAGACCCTTTGTCTTTATTTATAAAGCGTCTAGCCGCTTTACAACACTCTTTATATAGGCTGTCACTGTCAAACGCTATAATTCTTTGTTTGCTCTCGACTTTACGGCCTAGCCTATCTCTATATCTCATTACGAGTATAAGCCTAGTTTCGTAGTAATTATAATCATATGTGCTTATGAGTTTAATAAATTCCAATGATGGAAATGTTAGCGCTAGTGCTTTGTTGACTTCGTTTATATTTACCATACAAACCAGCCCGCAATAGATAGTGTAAAGAATAGCGCAAGCGAGATAGTTATAAGCGCTTTGTCTAGGGTTTGCATTTATCCTCACTTCCTTAGATCACTAAAAATAGTAAGCTTGCCATTATTTACTTGATACTCAAGACCACAAACACGAAACATTACATAGTCGTACGGGTTCATGGAAGATTCAAGTAATACAATTTTGTTGAATGCAAAACCGAACGTTTTATTAATATACTGTTTAATTTCATTCTTAGTATATGCTTTCATCTTTTCCCCCTTCCCTTAACTGACACTTACATTAT